ACACAAACTGCAATAACTTCTTTTATTAAATCAGGAGAGTTTGATTTAAATGGTAAACAAGGTGTACCAGGAGATGGTGAATTTATAATGAGCATTAGTAGATTTTTACCTGATTTTAAACGTATAAGTGGTAACGCTAAAGTAACTATATTTTTAAATTCTTTTCCACAAGGAACTACAGCAGCCTCTAGTCCTTTAGGACCTTTTACTGTATCAGGTTCTACAACTAAAGTAGACACGAGAGCTAGAGCTAGACTTGCAGCAGTTCAAATAGAGAACGAAAATTTAAATGAAAGCTGGAGATATGGAACATTTAGATTTGATGTTAGACCTGACGGTAGAAGATAATGGCTAAAATTACTATACAAATTCCTGAACCTAAACCTGTGTATTCAGAAGAGGATCAAAGACAAATTCAACAGGCCTTACGTACACTTCAATCTCAGTTGAACTTTTCATATGAACATGATATAAAAAATGATCTGAATGAATTTAACTATTTCTTATCCTAATGACTATACAATATAAAAATCAAGGAATAAATTTATCTACAACAGGTACAACCTCTGTTTTAACTTGTCCTACAAGTGCTACTCTTTTAGTAAAACAAATACAGGTAGATAACTCTTCAGGGAGTCCTGTAAATTTATCCGTGCAAGTTACAGATACCTCTGCTTCGACCACCTTTGCTATATCTAGAAAAGCCGTAGCGGCTAACACTGTATCAAATATAATTACTCAAACATTAGTATTAGAGGCTGGTGACATATTAAAAATGACTGCTGGCGTGGCAGATGAAATTCAAGGTATAATATCATACGCTCAATTAGACAGATCCCAAGAAAATGGTTAGTCCAAAAGAGACAATACATTTAGGTTTTAAAGTTTCTAAATACAAAACTCCTCAAGAACTTATTGATAGATTAAACAAAGACATTGATGAAAATTTAAAAAATAATAATCTTTTACCTGAAGTAGAAAAGTTAGCAGGAGAAATAAAAGAAGAGTGGAGTGTTCTTAAAATTTTACCTAAAGAATTAAAATTTTTTTTTGAAGAGTGTTTAAATAATTATGTGTCCAATGAAGTTCCTTCTTTAACCAAAAAAAAATGTACAGCTTCTTTTAACGCTTGTTGGATTAATGATCAAATTCAAAATGAGTATAACCCTGCTCATACTCACAATGGTAAATCAGCTGTAGGTCTAAGTTCTGTTTTATTTTTAAGAGTTCCAAAATCTATAACCGAAGCTAAACAAACTATAAATAAAAATGAAACAGTGAAAGATGGTAGGTTAGAGTTTATAGCAACCACACATTCTTACATGGGTTCTAATCAATATTTAGTTACTCCAGAGGTAGGTGACTTATATCTTTTTCCATATGAACTTCCTCATGTTGTTTATCCGTTTAAAGGTGAAGGTGTAAGAAGATCTCTAAGCTTCAATGTAGATATAGGAGTAGTTAATAATGGCTAAAAAGAAATCTGTATTTGGACCAAGTAATTATGTTAAAAGAACTCCTAAAAAAAGACCTGGTAGACACAACAAAAGCTGGTCAAAAAGAATACCTAGACGAAAACGTAGTCGTGGACAAGGAAGATAATTTATTGTAATAAATATTTATGACTGTATATCACAAAGTAAAATGCGAGACTAAAACTATTTATAGAAGTATAAAAACAGGAGAGCGTTATGAAACGGAAGAAGCTTTTTTAGCTGAACATCCAAAAGAAGATTTAGCAACAGACGTTGAAGTTCAAGTCCCTGATCTACCTATATTTAGTAAAACAAAAAAATAATGCAGCCTGATATTATTTTAAAGTACAACTTCCTACAGCCATTAATGTGTAGAAAATTAATTAGTCTTTTTAATGGAACTATGTTTTTAAAAATGAAACATGGAGAGAATAAAGAATTTATTGATCTAACAGATCGTAAATTTTTTAATCAATATTTTGATCCAATTAAAAAACAATGCGAAGAGATGGTTGGTTACTCTATAGATTGGTGGCAAATACAAAAATCATATACAGGAAATTCAATGAAAAACCATTATGACGATGCAAAAATAAGAACAATCTTTTCAGGTGTGATATATTTAAATGATGGTTTTGAAGGTGGTCAAACTTTTTTTGAAGACGGCACAATTATAGAACCCGTAGCTGGAAAAGCTTTATTTTTTGATGGTAAAAATTTGATGCATGGTGTAAACCAACATACAAAAGGAGACCGATACATAATAGCGTGTTGGTTTAAATAATATGAAACCATTAGGCGGAACAGAACTACAACATAATTTTTTAGAAAAATACGTATCTAAAGATTTGTTAAATAATTTTCAAATATGCACGTCAGTTCCAGGTAAGGTGCCTTTATCTAAAGATAAAATAAATATACTTTGGCAAAAAAATTCTTGGGATCAACCCAACTTACAAGATTTTTTCAAAGATCCTAAAAGACATAATGATTATGATTTTTATGTTTTTAATAGTCACTGGAATTACGAACAATTTAGAAAACAATTTAATATCCCTGAACATAAATCCACTGTGATTAAAAATGGTATTCCTAATATTAAATTAAGAACCCCTAAAGAAAAGAAAGATAAGATAAAACTTATATATCATCCTACTCCATGGAGAGGACTATCTGTTTTACTTGGTGCTATGCAACTAGTTAAAAATCCTAATATAGAACTAGATGTATATAGTAGCACTAAAGTTTATGGATCTGAATTTGAAAAACAAAATGATGATCAATACAAAGCTTTGTATGATCAAGCTAAAATTTTACCTAATGTAAATTATATTGGCTATAAACCAAATGAATACATATTAGAAAATCTACATACCTATGATGCTTTTGTTTATCCTAATATATGGGAAGAAACATTTTGTATATCTGCACTAGAAGCTTTAGCTTGTGGTTTATATGTAGCTACAACAGATAATGGTGCGTTGTATGAAACTTGTTCTGAGTTTCCTATATATGTTCCTATGGATAAAAACTTTAATAATTTAGCTATACAATTTGCATCAATTATTGATAGTATTCCTGATCAATTAAACGACAAAGGCTGCCAAATTCATTTAAAATTTCAACAAAACTTTTTTAATCATTTCTACAATTGGAAAGTGATAGCAGGGCATTGGACTGGATTTTTAACAGGAGCTTTAAATGCAAGACCCAAGTAAACCTTTATGGTTCAATAAACCTAATAGAGAAGAACCAAAATTTAAAAAGTTTTCTATATTTGTAGCAACTCCTTGTCATAGCGATGTATCTATTCATTACTTTCAAGCTTGCTTAGATTTTCAAAAACAATGTATGAAAAACAATGTATTAGTTTCATTTCAAGTAATGAAATCTTCTTTAGTAACACAAGGTAGAAATTTATGTGTTTCTAGTTTTATGGAAAGTGGGCACACTCATTTATTGTTTATTGATTCTGATATAGATTTTCAAGGACAATCAGTATTTAAAATGATAGCTTCTGATAAAGATGTGATATCTGTTCCTTATCCTTTAAAAGATATTAACTGGGAAAAGGGATGGGAAAAAATAAAACAAGGGGAAATTAAAACAGTTAAAGATTTAAAATTTAAAGGATTTTATAAATATCCAATGAAAATAGAAAACGAAAATAATATTAAAATTAAAGATGGTGTTATAGAAGTCACTCACTCTCCAACAGGATGTATGTTAATTAAGAGAGAGGTTATAGAAAAAATGATTAAAGCATACCCTGAAATGGAGATAGTTCAAAAAACTGTCATTAATGGTGAAATGATAAATAGGCCTTATTTTTATAATTTTTTTGATACTTGGTTTGATCCTGTAAACAAGACTTACACAGGGGAAGATTTTGCTTTCTGTAAAAGATGGAAAGATATAGGTGGTAAATGCCATGCTTTAATTACGGATAGAATTAGTCATGTCGGGGAACATCAGTATAGAGGCTGTTTTGCCGATGAGTTGATAAAGACAGAGTAAAATGGTAATATTACAGGATACGGTTAACTATTATTATGGATCCATTTACATTAGCATTAGCCACATTTGGCGTTCAAAAACTTCGAGGCAAATCAACTAATAGAGCGTTGAGAGATGGTTTATTAGCTGGTAGTGTTGGTCAATTAGGTGGTATGACA